CTTTCCAATCGCTGGATTAGGTGTCACCCCTGCCAAGTCCCAGACTGCTGCTGCCGTACCTTGCAGATAGCAACGACCAATGGAACCCTTGCCAAACTCTTGATTCCATTTAGCCTGTAATCCGGGATTAGGTGCCATCGAACCCTCGGGAGCACTCCATGCTGGATTGATGCTGTCGCTATTAGCGCATTCTTTAATCCAATTGCATACTGAAACAGCGTCCTGATAAGGATCACCATTCCGGTAGGTGTGATTTAGCCATCCGTAATAAGTACCCTGCTCTTGTAATTCATAAGCAAAGAACCATTCAGGACTGACGCCAGCGCCCTTTACGGTGTCGTATAGCCGATTAACGTCAACGCCCCAAGCCCGGACCCGTTGTGAACGGTTAGCAAAATCATTGAGCATAGCGCCTTTATTAACACCAAAGTCAGCGTTAATACCAGACTTACAAAAGCCTTCCACGCTATCAAGATTTCCACCGCCTCCGCCACCGGAAGTGATGTCTTTCTCCATTTTGCCACCGTAAACTTCGCAATCGTTAACTAGGTCAGTAACATCAATTTGCACGTCAGCATTCGTCATGTTGTACATATAACGGAACTGCTTACCAGTTTTCTTTTGCAAACTTGGCAAATCGTATATATCAATGATGTTATTTGCCCTTCTAGGTAACCAGTAAGCACCAAAAAGTTTCAAATTTGAGCTCAACCATTCGTATAAAGAACCAGTACAATCAACAGCAGCTTGTATGAAATTACCATGTAATTCATATTGAAAGCCTTGATCATTGTTATTAGTAAACTTATCCATACAGTCTTTTAAACTATATGTTTGTTGAACAGCAGTCTGCTTAGTAATCACTCCGGGTTGTTTTTGATCGTCAGAATTATCATCACTTGAGCTTGAAGAACTATCACCCGTGTCAGGGTCTTGCTCCGTTGGTTCTGCTTTATCCAAGCGAATGTTTTTCATGACGTCAATTACCTCAGCGGTTGCGGTGATTTGAGCAGTTTGCATTCCTTGCTCATCAGTTTTTTCTTCTCGCTGTTGAATTCGATATTTATATTTATCGTACCAAACACCGATTTTCTCTTTTGCGCAGTTAAAAACTTCTTTGTAGTCTTCGGAATACGTCAGTGTAAACGATATTTCGTAATTACTATTGACTTGCCAATTCATTTTAAAAGAATCGTGTAAATCTGCTAAATCAATTCGCCAACCTTGACCACCGTGTTTTTTTGCTTCTTCGTCATTTATATTGATAAAAACATAGTTCTTGCTCATGATAACCACCACATCGCAAAATCAAAACTAATCGTGCCAGCAAAGTTTTCTACGGTAAATTTATTTGGCCCTTTTTGTAGGGAAATTGAATTCTGATCATCATACACATCTAAAAAGTCATTGTTGCCATTGAATGTAACGTTTACAAGATTTAGCTCCTCAGTACCGTTAAAAGCTGACTTTTTACGGAACACTTCTCCAGTGGTTTGATTAGTAATCCTCATTTCCCCATTAGATGAGCCTTTCATCGTCATCTTGAACGGGTGATGTCGCCTTTCGGGATCAATTAAAACGTCAGACGAATTAACAACAGTAAATGAACTACCCGTAAAGCTATACTGCTGTTTAGTCGTAGGTTCGTTATTGCCGAACCCAATTACTGCATTATCCCAATTAGCAGTAGTGCCCACACTCCGACTTAAACCAATTAAATCAGTAAAGGTTACNTGCCCACACTCCGACTTAAACCAATTAAATCAGTAAAGGTTACTTCACACGTCCACGCACGATCATTGCTAAAAGTTGGTTTAGCTAACTTTGCTTTAACAAAATACATTCGCTGTGGCCAGTTAGCAAAACAAATCCAATAGGGATCACGGGCTACAAGAAAGCGCTGCAAAGCATCCCATGCCAACATAGCGTCGTCTTCGTTTAGACCTTCAAATAAAAATTCAACGGTAAAATCCCGAGCATCATAAGTTGTTGAAACCAACATTGACCCGTCAGCTAAGCCAACTTTCTTGGTATTGTTAGTAATCGTTGCCGGTTGTACGTCCGGCGCACGGTAGCAATAAACACCGTCAAGGTCTGGTACATCAAAAATACTGTGCCAGTCTTCACCTTTACCATCGGTAGCAATTGAAAATTCCACAGGATCAAATGCAAGGTAGGATTTAGTCCCAATCCCCACATCTCTAGCATGCAAAAAAGGATAAGCTCGGGGCTTATCCTTTCTCAATGAAAATACTTGCAATGTTTACACTATCCTTTCAGTAACGAAATTCGCTTAGCTTGCTCTTTGCTAATTTTGTCCGTCAGTTTGTCATTATCAACATAAACATTCGGGTCAATATCGCCAACAGCAGTAAGCAGCTTTTCAAGTAAACCAATCATTCGATCTAGCTTTGAAGTGCCACCTTGTGCATTTTCAGCGTTTACCGGTTGTGCTTGGGCAGTAGCCTCAAAGGCTTTATCAAGCAATGGTTCTGCTGATACTGCATAAGGATTTAACACAAATTCATGTCCTTCTGGATTATCACCGATGACTGCGTTAGTAAGCCCAAATACTTCGCCACCAGTGGCAAAGTGAGGCCAGAATTGATTTCTAGTTCCGCCTTGTGGACCACTGTGGAGCCAGTCAATCTTACGAACTCCACGGATAACCGTTGAGCCGATCGAAGATAACCAGTCAGTGTTGTTGAAGAATGCTAATAGCTCATCAAATGGGTTAAATCGATTACCATGCCCCGGTAAGGCATACTTCGCAAACGTTCCCAGTGTATATTGCAGAACACCAGCCGCTTCATTACCACCCGAGTTCACATCATGAACTTGTTGAGTAATTGAACGTCCACCAGATTCACTCATGATAGTTTGCCACAATAAACTAAAGAAACTATCGCTTGGTTGCGTTTTTTCAATAGTTGCAGCGGCTCTCATCATATCCTTAGATAGGGATTTGTTTTCAAACCCATATAAGAAGTCGGTGATAGTATGCTTAACCCAGTGTTCCATGCCATTTGTAATCTTATTCCATTCACCACGAGCAAGGCTTCCAAAGTTACCCATCTTGCTGTAATTGCCACTAACAGCATTCTCAATCAGGCTCTTAACCTTTTGAATTGGGTGTTCAAGGTATTTCTCCATGGAACTAAACTTTTCACCTAACCCGGTAACAACATCAACCGTTTTAGCAATGAAGTTACTAATGCCAGATACAACTTCGCCGACAATTCCACCATTAGTAAAATGTTGCGCACCTACAACTCCACCAGTTGCATAGTGATCTACACCAGCCATATTCATAATTTGACGTGTCTCAGGACCGCTATAAACACGGGTTCCTTCGGGTAGCATTAAGGTTGCATCTCGTTCTTGGCTCATACCAAACGAACCATCGGGGAATTGAAGTAATTCCTTCCAATCATCACCAGCACCATCATTAACAACAGACAAGTGACGATGAACAATACCACCTTGGGCAAAGTGAACTTTGCTTAATTTACCAATACCGCTACCGTGTCCGGTAAAGAATGACCAAACTTTATCAATAGCGCCAATACCGCCATTAATTACACTGATAACAGCATTCATACCATCTTGTGCAGCCTGTTTAATGCCATTCCAGATACCTTTAAAGACGTTCGCAATTGCGTTCCAACCATTGGTCCAAACTGAATGAACAACAGACATACCACGAGAAACAGCATTGCTGATTGTTGACATTCCGCTAGAAGAATTTGACTTCATGTTTTTCCATGATCTTTGTAGATATTTACCTACATTAGACCAAGTCTTATTCCAATTCTTTTGGAACGTCCTAGACCACTTGTCATGCTCTTTTTGAACATTTTTATAGCCATTTTTACAATCTTTGACAAAACTTTTCCAAGACTTAGATGCGTTTTTGCTAAATGTTTTCCAATATTTATCCCAACGCTTTTGAGAAGCCTTTTGCTCTTGCTCTTCCAGCTTTTCTTGATTCTTGTAGTTTTTCTTGTATTCCTTTTGAACCTTCTTGAAATTCTTTGCAATATCCTTTTCCCAACCGGCCTTACCAGTTAAGGACTTCTTAATATCAGACCCTAACTTATCAACGGCTTTATGGAACGGCTTGATGTTCTTATAAGCTAACTTGAAACCGCCGACAATTGGATTAGCGATAAATAGTAGAATATCTTTCCAATTCTTCTTAAAGAAATCCAGAACCTTCTTGCCTACATCAAGCATGACTTTAAAGGTCTTATTCACTGCATCACGAAATGGCTTAATATTCTTATAGGCAAGAATAAAACCAGCAACTAATGCAGCAATGGCAATGACAATTAGACCAATTGGATTATCCTTTAATACAAAATTAAACGCTGTTTGTGCAGCAGTCATTACCTTGGTAGTAGCTTCCCAAATCTTTGTTGCACTAGAAACAGCTTTGATTGCTACACCAACACCCTTAATGATACTTTTAACTTTTTCAATCGCTATGAGTGCTCCACTAACAGCAGCAATAGGCACTAATAGTGCTCCTATAGCCGTACCTAAACCTTTAATTAAATTAGTGGCGCTAGAATAACCTTGCATACCACGAGACGCTTTATTAATTGGTTCTACTAGTTTTTCAAATGCCTTCCATAAAGCACTTACTGCTTTAGAAATTACACCAATCGTTACAGTAAATCCTTTGAAAATACCACTACCTAGGGATTTCAGCACTAAGCCAATAATTTTATTAAGTGCTTCAAAGGGTTTTACCAAGTTAGTGACAAAAGAAATAGAGTCATTTAATCCTTTGGTAATGTTCTTGCCAAAGTTATTAAAACTCTTTGCGGTCGCTGGATCTTGCACCCATTTAGCAACTGCACCAAGCAATGGATTACGGGCTTTAAACAAACCGTTTTCAAGTTGACCAACTAGACGTGGTGCCATTGATTGAATGGTCCGCATGGAACCCCAACCGGTACTCATCATGTTATCGACGGCTTTTTTGTATTTACCGTTACCTAATTGCTCGAAAACTTCTTCGAGGGCTTTCCCACTGATTTTCCCTTGCTTAGCCATTTGACGCATACCACGAACGGTTGTGTGATAATGCTTAGCCATTGCTTCGTCAATCATTGGGAAATACATACCAATCTGATTTAGTTCTCCTTGTGCAACCTTACCGGTTGCTAGTCCGTGGACCATATCTTGAGAAACTTGAGTCATTTGCTCCCCAGTCAGGCCAACGGCATCACCCATGTTAAGCATGGCTTTTGTCATGTCGTCGGCTTCTGACTTGCTGGAATGCAAGTGGTAAAAGCCTTGTTCCAATTCATCGACAACTTGAGTCGCTTGCCCAGTCTTAACAGAAAGATTATTAATGGTGTCAACCATCGCATCACCCTTGTGGGCACTCCCCGTTAAGGTGTTCCAAGTGGCCTGCATTTTTTGCTGTTCGGTATCGAATTCCATACCAGCGGCAGCGGCACTTCTCAAACCGTTACCAATTGCATAGACACCATTTAGAACAGCACCACCGACAAACGTACCGGCCATAGTTCCCTTTAAAATAGAGAATGATTGTTTAACCTTGTTCGCCTGTTGTTGAGCTTTTTGTAGCGGACTAGAAAAATGATCTTTAACGGTGATATCCGTGTCTTTATTCTTAGGCACATCATGAACTTTACGGGCGAAAGAAGCTAATTTAGCATCGTCAACTTTAACTTTGAAATTAGTAAATTGCTCTTTAGGAACACCTTTCAGTTTATTTTCATAAAGGTCTAGGGAATTGGTAACGCTACGAGTTGCTTCAATTGCCTTTTGTCGGTAACTAGTAATATCCTCTTTGTTTTTGTTAATCGCACTGGTGACCTTTTCGGTCGCTTCTTTGGCGTGAGTACCGTATGACTTCCACTTGTCGCTAGCTTCCGTAATCCCGTCACCAGCAGATTTAACTTCGTTCTCTGCTTGTACCATTGCTGATTTAGCTTCACGGACACCAGCCGTTACCTTATCAATGAAACGCCACACGAACGTTTTTTCAGCAACTGCATCACTCAATTAATTCACCCCTTCCCTATTCGCCTCATTGCCTCAATAAATAAACGATTACCAGCCGTTAGTTTTGACTGATCAGCATTACCATCATTAAGCATCCGTTCCATTTGCTCTTTGTCACGGTCAGATAACTTTTGAAAAGCCTCTGATAACGCATCTTGATTAGCTTCTGCACTTGATACTGTGAGTTGTGGTACTGCATGACCATATAAAATTTGCTGACGCTGGTCAGCAAGGCTTAGCTGGTAACCTTTGTTAAAAGCCTTAAAATCTTTGGGAGTTAGTTCTTCTAACTCCGTCAGAGATAGGCCTATTCTGCGGGCTTGGACGAGGATTCGGTCGACGTCATCCACTCTTTGAGTTTGTTGATGTTGTCTTGCAGGGACTTTAAACCGATCGTCAAAGTCTGCCGACGTTCCTTGTCGTCCGTCTGTTCGATTTGGTCTTGAACCACATCGGCGTTCTTGTTGGCGTTCTTGATAAATTCTGATAACTTCCGGGCTAAAAAATCATTATCATTTAAGCATTTAATAATATCTTCAAACGCTGCATTTGTTGCTTCGTCAGATTTGAAGATTGTCGCTTCGAGTGCTTCTTCAACATCCGTTTCTGATGGTTGCGTCCGCTTGTAGTGAGCTAGTGAATGGTAATAAGCAGCGACAATCATATCAACGTTGCCGTCAACTAAGCCTTGAATTAAATTAGTAAAGCCGTCGGTGTTTTCGTCTTGCAGTTCTTTGTCGTCTCGTGTTTGACGATAAAAAGCAAAGTTTAACTTGGGTTCCATAGCTAAATTATTAATGTTTAATACTTGCATATTATTTCCTCCATAACGCCCGCCCGTTAGCTCTCAT